GATCTAATAGATCTACCCGTCATTGGTGATCTAAATTTTGAATTGAAATAAGAAGGAAAACAATGCGTAAATTAAGAGAAATCTGCTCAATCTGTGAATCTGAAATTGAATCAGAAGAGGACGCAGTGGAAGGAATAGGAGATCCTGTGCATTGGTTTTGTTTACAAGCAGAATTAACGTATGCCGAACATAACAACAGAGAAGAGGAGAAGTCATGCTGAACATAACGATGATTAGAACTATTAACTTCCCGAAATTTAGCGGTCTACGGTGTCTGATGATGCCGTACATTCAAGGCGACACTGATTCGGTTCCGAACGAATATAGTAGTTACGCTACGATTCTACGCTCTCTTTGCATCAAGAGGGGTGATATAGGATTCCTGACAATTGACGAATCAGTTGCAACAAAAGGGACTCCTCACCGTGGCGAACGAGCAAAAACAAACCGTGCGTTACATACCGAAGCCGGTCGAGATCCCAACAAGGTATATCAATGGGGCGGAGGTGGCTGGGGTTCATCGCATCGTGTCACACTTGACGCCGATGTCGAAATTCTGATTGCCAACAACACAGACAATTCGTGTGCGGTCTGGGACGCTCATCACAAGGAAACAAGCCTTGATGGTGATATAGGGTACGCTGCAAATCAGTATCCGCTATCCGATGCTACGCTGATGAAAGCGGGCGAGGTTTTTAAGATCGGGATCTTGACGCCGCACGAAAGCCTGCCTCTGAATCGGACGACGGGGCGTCAGTTTTTGCGAGTCATTTCTTCGGGTGTGCATGGCCGTGAAGCATACTTCACCCGAAATCCTTTGTTATCCTTGTGATACCGCAACAAACTTCACCACAGGAGATTGAGATCGTACGGATCTCGCCATACCACACTAATAGAGGAGAATCAAATTTGTAATGATTGATAATGGACAAATAAAATTATTCCCATTCCAAGAAGAAACAATCCTAGAGATCGAAGATTTTAGAGGTAGGGCTTTAATAGCATTGGAAATGGGTTTGGGGAAAACATTAATCTCCCTAAAATGGCTGAAGAAACATCCTCAATACCTGCCTGCTCTAATTGTCTGTCCTGCCAACGTAAAATTCAATTGGAGGCACGAAGCATACAATTATGTAAGATTACAATCATCTGTATGTGAAGGACAAAAACCACCAACATTCAATCAACATGATTTTTCAACTCAATCACCTTTGACAATAATCAATTATGATATTTTGACGTATTGGATTGATTACCTCAAAAAACTAGATTTGAAAACAATTGTATTTGATGAGAGTCAATATCTCCAGAATCCACAATCCAAAAGAACCAAAGCCGCAAAATCATTATCAGGAAAATTCAAACAAGTTTTAGCTCTAAGTGGCACACCTTTAACAAATAAACCATCAGAATTATGGCCAACACTTAATATTTTGTGGCCTGAAAGTTACAATTCTTTTTGGAGCTATGCTCAAGATTTTTGCAATCCTCGATATATTTTTGGGCGTTGGGATTTTTCAGGATCATCAAATCTACCAGAATTGCATCGTCAATTGAAATTGAAAGGCATGATACGTCGTAGAAAAGTAGATGTTTTGAAAGAACTACCTGAAAAAGTCCGACGCATTATTCCATGTGAATTGAGCGATCCTAAAGAGTATCAAGAAGCAAGTACAGATTTCATTTCATGGATTAGAAAAAATAAAGGACACAAAATACGATCAACACTTAAAGCCGAAAAACTCGTAATGGTTGGTGAATTGCTGCGATTAGTTGCTAAATTAAAAATGAGAGCAGTAGTTGACTGGGCAAATAAGTTTCTTGAGGAAACAGATGAAAAATTGATTCTATTTGCCTTTCACAAAAAAGCAATTAAAGTGTTAAAGAACAGAGTAAATGCAAAAAATGTAGTTATAGATGGATCTGTAACAGGACGCAATCGAGAGCTTGCAGTTAGACAATTCCAAAACGATCCAAATACTAGATTGTTCATTGGAAACATCAAAGCAGCAGGAATAGGCATCACGTTGACCGCTGCCTCAACAATAGGATTTGCAGAAATATACTGGGTACCGGGAAGTCACATTCAGGCCGAAGATAGACCGCATAGAATTGGTCAAAAAAATACAGTGTGGATAAATTATTTAATTGCAGGAAATACAATAGAGGAGGATTTATGTAAAATTCTACAGAAAAAACAAAAGGTAATCAGTGCTGTATTAGATGGTGGATCAAATCCTCAAGATTTGAACCTTTATAAAGAATTGTTGAAAGTGATTGAAAGAAAGATTTAATGAAAGTTACATAGAAACAAGGAGCAAGACAATGTCAACGTTTCCGAATTCACTAGAGGAGTCAAAAAGGCAGATACATACGCAGATAGAGGAAGAGGAGGCACGGAGGGTGCAACTGAGACAAGTAGAAGTATTAGAGGATATAAACAACCGTCTGGGGATTCTGACGGTTACAGTGTCGGGGATTATATTGGAACTGAGTCTAGCCAACCAATTAAAGATGGCAGAATTGACGGGGCCGAGTTGTTCAGCAGAAATAAAACAGACATTGAAGAATTACGGGGTCAAGGCAAAGGAACTCCAGGACAAATTACCTTAAATAATAGATTAACAGTTGCATCTTGGTGGATTGACTGTGTAATCAAGAAAGATTTGAAATATGTCTAAATTGATTCAAGCATTACAGATTTTATTGAAGTATGGCGACCCAAAATATCCAACATGTTGTGAGCACGATGAGTTATATATTTGTGGTATTCAACCGAGCATGGTGACAGATAATGATAAAAAGAAACTTGATGAGTTAGGATTCTTCGTGTCCGAATCTGAAGAAGATGTTTTCATGTCATTTAGATATGGATCAGCATAGAAACAATCCAGCAAAGAATATAAAGAATACATTACACAATTTTGAAAGGAAAATCAAATGAGTAATATTCAATCTATATTTAACGATTTATCAGATGATGTAAACTCTTTAATAAATAAACGCAGGACAATTACATCATGGTGGATTTACAACCTTAATAATACAATAATAACTCCAAGTCCAGAGGATATCTACAAATGGATAAATGAAGCTGAAATTAACCTAGAAGAATGTGATAAAAAACTAGCTAACATCTATTCAGATGATTACATTCCACAATTTTGAAAGGAAAATAATATGAGTCAAATTGAAACTGTAAATCTTAATGCCAGAGATGTCCCTAAAGAGATAAAAATGAAGTTCAAAATGTGGTGTATTGAAAACAACATCACTATGCAGGATGCAATCATTGCTTTAATTGAGATGACAGTGGATAGAAATTGGAATCTAAAACACAAAATAAAGCAAAGAAAGAGGGAAGATGCCAAATCTAATGGAGATGCTACAAAAGAATAATGTAAACTTTCGACAACACGGCGATCATCACCATTCCAGCCTCGGATGGATTTCAGTAGATTGTCCCTATTGCTCACCGAATTCTGGTAGGTTCAGATTAGGTTTTGAAATTACAACAGGAAGGACAAATTGTTGGGTTTGTGGATCTAAAAATAAGATAAATGCTTTATTAAATGTATGTAAAATTTCCGATAACGAAGCTGTTGATTTTTGGCGAAGTGTAACACAACTTCTACCAGGAGAATTTACAACAACACGCATAGGAACATTAAAAGTACCTAATGAAGTTAAACCTATGTTATCTGCCCATAAAAGATATCTGCGAAAAAGAGGATTTGAACCTGATAAAATAGCTCAATTATGGGAAATACGCGGAATTGGACTTGGAACACGTTTACTTTGGAGATTATTTATTCCAATTCATGATAAATTTGGTACATGGGTTTCCTGGACTACAAGATCAATCAATGTAAACTCCAAAAAACGATATATTTCTGCATCATCAAATGAAGAGGTAATTTCACACAAATCAATTCTATATGGTGCTCATTTAGCCCGTCAAACAATTGTAATCGTTGAAGGACCATTAGATGCGTGGGCGATAGGACCGGGGGCAGTTGCAACGTGTGGATTAAGTTTTAGTCAAGCACAATTCAATGAGATGTCAAAGTACAAGAATAGAGTAATCTGCTTTGACTCTGAAAAAGATGCTCAGAAAAGGGCAAGAGAGTTGCTTGAACGCCTTGCATCGTTTGGTATGACTGAGAATGTAATCTTGGAGACTGGATCTGATCCAGCGAATGCGGACAAAAAAGAAATCAAACAATTAAGAAAGGAATTTTTAGAATGATGCCACCAAAACCACCCGTAACAACCAAAATAAAATATAAAATGATCTCCGACTCACCAGGTATAATAACTATCAAAGCAAATAATCTTTTTGAGGAAGGTTGGATTCCATTAAGAGAATATGTCATTGTCAACAATACAATGAAAGTATACACAGAAATCACCATGATTCTACAAAAATCAGAAACATCGAACGATCACTGAGAAATTATTTGAAATTGCTCTTGACAACTTTGTATCATTGTGTTACAACGATACAAATAAAATATATATATACAAAAAGAAAGGTTTGTACTATGCGACAGATGACAGACAGCGAAGTAACGATGCGTGCGGAAACGCTCAAGAAACGTCAGCGATCAGAATGGTGCCGATTAGTGTTTGATGCCAGCGTCGGGCGGTCGATGCAACAGTTAGCGGATTTATTGGAATACTCTCGCCAATGGGTACAAGATCACTTGAAGCGATACGCTATCGAAACTGCCTGTGGAGGGGGTAACTCCAGTTACCCCCTTATTCAACCAGATGACGGACGAAACATGAAAGAACAAGTCCAAGAGGTCGTTAAAGAATTCGCACCCGAAAAACCCGACGAAGAGTACGTCTCTGAATACGAAGCTGAAGGTCACACTCCAGAGATAGCTAAGTGCTTGGCGAACGCATACGAAGCAGGCGAAAATGCTATTGAAGCTGGAGTTATTCAGGAGACGATCACAAAACAAAATGAGCGTGCATCAAAAATTGTTTTACCAGCGGGCACAGACTGGGAAATGCGATTGCGGCGAGCCTGTGCTGATGTCAAGTCGGCAGCAGGATTGCTGGATCGTGCAAACATATCCGACTTGAAGCGTGCAACTACCAGAAAACAAATTGCTGCTGCTCATACAAAATGGATGGAACAGATTGAGCGGATCGAGAATTTTCACCCAACATTTAATGAGGAGATTTTAAGTAATGAAGCGTAAGTATAAGGAAACACAGAAGAGAGTTGACATATCAATTTTAACAGCCATTCAGGACGGCATCACAGGCAGGACTGAATTAAAGCAAGTGTTGATGGATGGATGGCAAGATTACAATCTCGGTGAATTAGTCGATTGTTTTGCTCGCACAGAGGTTTCTGCCTGCCTTCAGAGATTGAAAGGCCATATCGAAATTACGAAAGGCAATATACCAAAGCCGGAAGATCAATTATCTCCGGACGACATTGAATTTATCGATGGAAGAGATGCAAGACAGATTGCAGGTAGACTAAAAGAGCGTGTGTTATTCAATAATAGACATGGAAGGCCAGAACAAGCACAAGAGGCAGCAAGCCAATTGTCATTGTTTAATCGTCAGGAAACAGAGGATCAATTACAAAAAGATAAGAATGCCAGTAACCGAAAAGAAACCCTGCATCCAGAAACCGTCCACTAAAATCTGACACAATGCTCTTTCATTACTCTCCTTTGTTAGGCGATTGGGATCCTGGAGTACACGATCAGCGAAAGGGTCCCAATTGTTTTTTTGACTCCGTGGTGTAAAAACATCTGTTGGTAACAACAGCATCCGCAAGATGAAGGCAAACATAACGCTCGCAAGGCGCGATGCAGGTTCGAATCCTGTCGGGGTCGTTTTCAAAATTTTTCAAAAAAATCTCAATTATGTATTGATTGACTAATTATGAACCTCGACGAACTCAAACCGGGACCGGAAACCGACGTATTGGTCGCAAATTCGATTGGATGTGAAGGAACTGGTGGGTATGCTTTTGCTGCGAGGAATGACTCCGGACAGATAAAGCATGTCATAATCGGTTTTATGGATGGAATAAACTTCTCGCATTTTCGGCCCAGCGAAGACCTTAACGACGCCTTCTGGGCGGCGGAGAAAATCGAACTATTTGAAGACTTATATTTGTATTATGAATCAGTTGATAAAACGTGGCGAATTGTAGAATATGATATTTGGAATGAGAATCATGAGTTCGTTGTATCTGCTGATACCGTTGCCTTCGCAATTTGCAAAGCAATACTCTGGCTTAGAAGCTAATATACTTTACTCATCACTGGAATAACACAGATTATATTTTTTTTATAAAATTTCAAAAAAATCTCGAATCATGTATTGATTTTCAACTGAAAAATCACTAGAATGTGGTGACAGAGAACTGACGTTTGCAACCGTCAGGGGAGAAGTAATGAGCACATCTTATTTGACAATTCAAATAACAGCGACTTTTGTTTCTCCCAGTCGCATAATATGACCCGTCCCCTGTTGCAAATCAAGGGGGCGGGTTTCTTTTTTGTATCATGCTTGCAGTAGTGCATGAATTTCCTAGTTAATAGAGAAGACACTATTTAATTAAGGAAAATTTCTGATGAGTGAAATTCTACAGATTGACTGCGAAGATTCAGAACCATCACACTTCACAATGCTTCCAAACTTCATTTTGGATCTCCCAAATCTAACCCATTCTGCTTTAAGATTGTACATTCATTATCGAAGAATCTGTGGAAATGATTCTAAGAGATCGTGTTGGATGTCTCTCAAAACATTGGCAGAACAATGTTATATGAATCGACAAACAATCATTGTAGCAAGAAAACTATTAGAAGAATTGAATCTAATTTCAGTGAAACGAAAGAGAATGTCAAATGGAGCAGAAGGACTTGTGATAACAGTTATAAATGTATGGACTAGAAATAATGAAGAATGCACAAGAGCAAAACAACAACTAGCTAAACAAAACCCTAGTACAAAACAGGTACTTGCTGAACAAAACCCCAGTACAAAACAGGTACTGGGAGAGTACAAAACAGGTACTCGGCCCAGTACAAAACAGGTACTCGGCCCAGTACAAAACAGGTACTCTATTAATATAAAAGATAATAACATAAAAGAAGAAAAAGATGAAGAGAAAAAGATAAATTGTGGCTCTCGCTCTCAAGATGGTTTCTTCCATGCTGATGACGAAGAGAATGGTAAAGAACCAACCTATGGAGAGATTGCTACAAATAAATTATGCACCTCTCTCATGGAAAAAAGAAAGATAATGCATATACCTACAAATCTACGCTCATGGCCTTTTGTTATTGATAAGTTTATAAAAGATGCAATCATCACTGTAGAAGAATTTGATGAAGTGTTGGATTGGTATATTATTCATGTCGGAGAAGAGTTCATACCAATTGCATATTCCGCTCAAACCTTTTGTGAGAGATTTGTAAATATCAATGATGCAATGGATCGTTGTGCAAAAGAATCAGAGCGTAATGGAAAAACAAAACGAGAGTTAAGATATGAACAAATGAAAAAGGAGCTAATAGAAGAAGGAGTTTTATAATGAGATATTATCGTAGGGAAAAGCAATATGTTCAGGAGGTGATAAATGTTATTCTTTATGAAAGATTTCAAGAAATTCATCAAACAAAAGAATGGAAACAACAAAATAGATTAGATGAATTTTATGAGGAAGAGTACGATTTAGAATATGATTGGAGTTGGTAAGTATTTTGATAAAGCGAAAAGTTGAGGAAATTCATAATGAATGAAGGCATTACCAAAAAGTTTGAACTACTGACTAATCTTTCAGAACTATACAATCGGGATTTGTCAAAAGGTGCTATTGAGATGATGTTGCATTCTATTGAAGAGATTTCCTCTGAACATCTTGAAGAAGCAATAAAACGATTGATAAAAACTGCTGATTATATGCCAACAATTTCCGACATTCGAGAGAAAGTATTTTCAGAAATCGATAATAGTCCACCCAAACGTCAAAATGTTAGATGTTTAACTGATGAGGAATGGGAGGAACTTAGTGAGAAGGAATCTAAATTCTACAAAGCGTTAAACAAAACTATCAAATGAGATGTGTATGCAAGATGCTTCTAGTGCTGCCTGAACGAGATCAGTTGAACAACACTATCAAATGAGATGTGTATGCAAGTTGAGGGGCTGATGGTCGTCTGGATCGATAGTTGAATGAGACTGTTAAATGAGATGTGTATGCAAGTTCAATTGATCGTAAAAAAGGAGATGTAAAATAAGATGCTAATATAAAGTTAGGAGATGTGTATACAAAAAGTATAGGGAGATTAGAAGTGCAAAGATCAGGGCGACAGGATGGATCTGATGTTCGGCGAATCCTAGCTGCTATGGTTACAGATTCAACAGTCTGCGGAAGAATCTCATCTCAATGGACTCAATTCGGCCTCTTTAAGTCGGACTATGCGAATGTAGTCGGCAAATGGTGTATTGATTACTTTCAAAAATATGGATCTGCACCAAATGGTCAGTTGACATCTTTGTTCCAAGACTGGGCCGGTGAATATCCGAACGACGACGGAACAATAAAAGCTATAGAGAATTTCTGTCAGTTTCTCTCAGATGAACGTCGCTTTCAGCAAGATAAATCATCGGATTACTACCTTGATTTAGCTTCAAAACATTTCAACAAAATCCGACTCCAAAACGAAATCGAACAGGCAACTCTCGAAATCGATCATGGCAAGATCGAGGATGCCCAAAACAGACTCATTAGGGCAAAGCCCATTGAATTGGGCTTAGGATCGTTTGTGGAGCCTGCTGACGACTTCCAAATCTGGGAGAGTGCTTTCTCTTCAGAACGAAGACGACCCCTTGTGACGTATCCTGGAGCGTTAGGACGGTTTTTTAATAATGCCTTCGTTAAAGGTGAGTTGTATTCATTCATGGGGCCGGACAAGACCGGTAAAACAACTTGGTTGATGGATCTTGTGTATAGATTAATTAGACAAAGAAATAAAGTTGCATTTTTTGATGTGGGAGACGGGGATCAAGATGAGGTGATTTCGAGATTAGCGAGTCGATCACTTGCTAAACCAGAATATGCATCTGAAATTGAAATTCCTGTAAAATGGAATAATGAAGAACTAATAACTAGAACAGAAAAACATGAAACATTAGATGTCATTGATGCGTTCAGATCATTCAAAAAAATATGTAAATTAACAAATACTTTTAGAGTTTCATGCTTTCCAAATTCATCAGTAGATGTTGCTGGAATTGATAATATATTAGATAAATGGAAACAAGACAATTGGCGACCATCAGCCGTTATAATTGACTATGCTGATATTCTTGCTCCCCCAAAAGGCATAAAAGATAATCTTGAGAAGATAGATGAGATGTGGAAAGCTCTCAGAAGATTAACTCAATTGCGAGATTGCTTAGTTGTGACTGCATCACAATCGTCTGCTGCTGCATATGGTAAAGAAAAAGGACTTTTAGGCAAACAGCATTTTAGTGGACGAAAGACTAAATTGGCCCATGTCAATGGTATGATAGGTATAAATGTAGCGGACGATGAGCGTGAACAACAAATAGCAAGATTGAATTGGGTTGTTAAGCGTAAAATTAGAAATAGAAAATCCCGAATGAGATACGTAACCGTTGCTGGTTGTTATGACATTGAAAATCCGGCGATTATTTCAAAATAATTTATTAAGATAGCGATTACTTTAGCATCAACGGATCTTTTTTTTGCCATGTCTCAGAACCTTGAACAAACAATCCGAGAATTTGTAGCCGAATATATCGGTGGCCAAATCAGCATCAGTGATCTACACGAACACATTGCCCCTATTTTATGGGATGTTGAAGATTCAGGGGATTCCGTCGTCGAGAACCTTACGTATTCCATTGAATTGTTAATTTCGGAATATACCGCTGGCCACCGTTCAGAATCCAGCCTTCGTAGCGAATTGGGCATAATTATGAGATAACTGGACACGTTCAATATGAATAGACCTACTAACTAATTAGTAGCTCTAAAATTTCGCATAGAGAAAATTACAAGGGAAATCGTCAGCCCTGAATAAAAAAAATCAAGATTTTTTCAGATAATATCAAGAATTTCTGCGTTTTTAGTAGAAATTATTTCAAAAGGTGTAGTATAATGTATCTGAGTACGTTTACTAACTACATTTTTGGAATAGGAGAAGAAAGATGGCTGTTGTACTTCGTAGAGAAGCGGCATTGAATTTGATGTTTTGGTTGAAATGGAATTCTGCTGATAAATGGCCCAATGAGCGATTAGCAAGTAAATTGCTTCAAGTTAAGGAAGTTCTTCCTGATGATGAGGAACCTGAAGATGAGGATGTTGCAACCACGTTAATTGATGTTATTGCGGCAATTGAAGACGGTTTGGAGTTTGAAGTTGTCGATGATGATGTTGATCCTGAAGAAGAGGGGAGGGAAGAAGTGAATAAACCTTCTGAAGAAGAACCTGAAGAGAATGAAGTCAGGGAAGATACTAAAGAGGAAACAGCAGCTAATAAAGAGGCGACTGATGCTGAAAAAGCATTAAAGGCCGCTGAAAAAGCAGTAAAAGATGCCAGAGAAGCAAAGAAAGATGCTATTAAGGC